GTCTTTGAGACGCTGCAGCTTGCATTCTTTCTAAAAGTTCTGTGTCACTTATGTCAGAAGTAGGTGTACCCATGATCTCCTCTGCTGGATCAAGACCACCGTAGCCTAGTTCAGTCGGACTTAACGCGACATCTGCTGCTGCGTCTGCTACATTTGCTAAAAGACCTAAACCACCTGTAGCTAATCCTACAAAAGCTTTCGGTCCTTTATCTTTTACAAAGTCTACAGCCCCTTCTCTCATTTGTCTTAAAACATCAGAGGACTTTCTACGTTGTTCTTCTACAGTTGGCTCAATACCTTCTGGTAGAGATGTATCTGTAAAACTAGCTTCTCTTGACGGTAAATTTAAGTCTTCAATTTGTTCAGGTAGGCTAGGAGATTGACTTTGCGTAAAAGGTACATCAACTTCAGGTGGTTCAAACTTTGGTAGTTTTCCTTTTTTAACTAAATCGTAATAACGTTCTTCAGTTGCAATGTCCTCACTACCAGCATCTGTTAAAGATTTAACGTACTTATTATAATCTTGTTCAATTGTCCTTCTATCTAAATCATACAATTCTTGTGCGTTGGAGAAACTACCAAACTCTTCAAATATTTTTCTTCTTGAAGCATCGCTTAGACTTTCGTCTTGCTCTAGATTTGTTTTAAATAATTGACTTTCTATAAAACTTGCAGATTGTCTAGAGCTTAAATTTGTTACGTCACCCCTATTTGATAGATCATAAATCTCTCTTGGAAAACTTTGTTCATTAAAACCTTGCCGTATTAAAAATTGTGCGGGTGTGGTAGATTCTCCAAGAAATGATGTCGTGAAAACAGATTGGCCTCTTGTTGCGGGACTGTCCTGAAAAGCAAGAATGTTAGTGGCATATCGCCTTTCACCTTCAGTTTGTTGACCCCTTTCAATATGCTGAATAGCCGCATCTGCATTTCGTAGTCCTCCACCTTCTGATTCAGGCGTTCTTTCTATAATAGAGAAAACAATCTTGCGTATCGCTTGATGCCCAAAAGGGTGGGGTTGTAAAGTTCCTTTTACATCTTTTTGTATAGGATTTTTAAGACCTGAAACCTCTTGTAAATTTTTAAATACAATGTCTTGATAGTATTCTGATATTTTATTAGCATTTGGAAAAACTAAATCAGAATCTATTGATGACTCAGCAGCATCTTTCAAGACACTGTACAACATAGGATTTAAACCAAAATTCATTATTTGGTTTGTTTTAGCATTTCTTATGATTAAAACTTTATCCGCGTCTCTAAGAAATGTTTTTTTAAGGTCTTTCTCTACATCCTCTGCGGTAGGATTTATAATAGTTGATAAATTTTGTAAATCAGGTTGACGCATTCCTGTCGATAGGTGTAGCATCATATAAGCTTTAATTGTCTTGGCAGGAATTTTTTGATTCTTACCCCTAACTTCTAAATCTTCAATCTCATCAAAAGATCGTTTGTAAGCTTCTAGTATTACGTTGTTAGGAGGAACTGCAAGTATGAAAGAATCATCTCTAACAGTTAGCGGAAACCCTATAGTTTTAAAAGGAGCCTTAACTCCTTTCTGTCCAGCAAAGGGGTTTGGCCTACCTAAAGCAGCTTTGTTAAATTCCGAAAGAGAATTTCTTCCTGAAAAAGCATTAAATACAGTAGAAAGATGGTTTCCTATACCTCTTACGTTAGTTGAACCAAATCTCATATCTCCTATCTTCTCGCCTTTTAAAAGAGGCTCAAAGGTCATTATCTTTTCTATATTTTCTACAGTGTTAAACTCATGGAAAGGTGTGGAATCCATATCGATACCCACCTCTTTTCCTATTCGTTTTAAGAGTTCAAGAGTAGTGCGGTATTTTTTTTCAGACTTCCACTCTTGTCTCCTACCTTCTTTTTGAAGTTTTTGAGACTCAATGTATTCCTCAAAAGCCTGAGAAACTGTCATACCTTGTGAAGATAATAATGGAGATTCTTGTGTCATGTGTAGAGGGTTTTTTAATATCCAAATGTTGAGTTAACTGGTTGATAGCTTTCTTGCTGTTTGATAGAATTAAACATCGAACTTGTTGCATAGCCAGTCTGACGAGTCATACACAAGTACCGTAAAGCATCGTACGCATGATCTTCTGCCTTTGTGTCCACATCCTCTGATTGTGTCTTGGAAAGTGGTAACGTAGGCAGTGTGCGTACTAGATTTGTACAAGTGCCAAAAATTCGTAAACCGGGTTCTCTTCCATCTTTTATTGCTAGTCTACGGTGAAGTTCGATTTTCCCGGCTATGCGATTTCTGTCCGCTGGCGTAAACCGTGCGCCTCTGCGAATCATTGTCTCTGCTATGCTTGGTCCTGTGCCATGTCTTGACCAACAAGAACCATCTAAAACTGATTGTGTCATTGGAGGATCGTCATACTCTAAAGACATGATGAGTTCTGCGATACTTTCTCCAGTGTGTCCCTTGTCGTAAAGTTCTCGGTATATCCAAAGATTGTTGTCCCAATCTACCGCGCCCCAGAGAACGCAAGAAGGACTACTATATCCGTAATCCATTGCCCGTATACGGGGCCAATTATACGGAATCTCAAATGGTTCAACAACGTGTACAGTCCTGTCAAATTCACTGAATGCTGCTCCCTCTGCTACGTCCCAATCACCCTCTAGAAGCCTTCTGCGTTCTACTTCTGGCAAACTAAGAAGCATTGCTTCATATTCACCAGACTCTGCTAGATAAGGGTTATCTGTAAGTCTTGCTGGTATGAACCTGCGCTGAAACAGCGGTTGTTGTGTCTTTGGGTTTTTAAGTACTCTTCCCGTGTCAGGATCGACGGCCCAGAACGGCGTGTTCGGTGGCGAAGGATCAATAAACATCTTTTTAATCCACCAACCACCTGAACCACCCGGATTCGCAGATGCTCGCATATACGTTTCCAGCGTGGGGTCGGTGGTTCTGAGACGACTACGAAGGTAAGTCCAAACATAGGGGGTGGGGTAATGTCCCAGTTCATCGACGCCTATCCATGTAAAAGCTTGTCCTTGATATCGTGTAACGTCGTGGTCTTTATCTACATAACTAAAGAGAGCTGTAGCACCACTCGGAAACATCCATGTTGATTTTGATTCTCTAAATACTGCACCGTTAAAGGCGCGAGGGTAGAGTTTGCGTGATTGTTCAATAAGCTCTGTTAGCTCTGCAAGTGTACGTCGTAAAAGTAAAGCTTTATGGTTAGGATTATCAGCATACCGTAAAAGGTCTACCAACATTGCGTAGGACTTTCCACCACCCGCTGCACCACCATACAATACTTCTTTCTCTGGTGATGCTAGAAAGTCCGTTTGTGGACCTTCGTTTGGACTGAAGATAAGTTCTGTATCTTCCTGTAGCTGTTCTCGTACTTGTGCTGGAAGTTGAGATATCGTTGTCTCGTCAAGTACGCCACCTTTGCCAGCGATACGATCCGATGTCTTCAACGCTTCCGATTTCTTGTTCAGCTTCTGTAGCCGTTTCTCCGCTCTCTCTAAGCTCTGTTTCTGCGCTGCGATCTTTTGGCGCTCGCTTACTTTCTTTTTTTGCACTCTTGAGTACTGGTAGCGCCCTTTTTCTCCGGGTTTTAAAGAAGGTCTTCCCCTTTTCTTTTTTTGTGTATTGTCTGCTACTTTGGTCATGTTTCAAAACCATACAAATTATGTAACTCGGCGGTGCGCCCTAGTTTTCTTTGCAATACGTTTTGGTTGTTTAGAATGTTGTTTGCCCTTTTTGATAGCCTGTCGCTTTTTGCGTGTCGTAGCTGCATATTCAGACGAGGATAGAGAACGAATAGCTGCGGAGGGTAGGTATCTTTCTCCGGTTGCTTTGGAGCCTTGTGTAGAGGGCTTGCCAGATTTCGTTCTCCATTTCTGTTTGCCCCACGACTTGAGGCTTCGTTGTGACTTCTTTAAGGCCATTATCCGCGATATCCACCACCGGACGCTTTGTACCTTTTTGCCAGCATCTGTGCCTTTCGTGCGCTCCACTGTCCGGGCTTGCCGCCTTTTCCACCCGCCTTAATTTGATTGAATAGGCGTTTTCGCATAGCGGGCTTTGTATAGTTTCCAGCCTCATTTACTCTAGACTTGGTTGCTGGCTTTTTGCGTCGAGCAGCCATTTACGCACGCTTTTTACGTTTTGCGGCTGGTTTCTTTTTAGAAGCGTACTTGGTCTTCTTCATCATGCCGCCTTTCGACATGTACTTAGTTTTTTTACGCATGGTTTATTCCTTATATAAATTATCAAAGGTTATATCAGGGTTTGTGTAACTATCGTGTATTTCTGATGAGTGTATGTACTGACTAGGTGCAAAATCAGGCGCTCCCTCTCCAGTAACCCACAAAGCTGGGTTCGTAACTCGTACTCTGTTGTTTGGCAGTGCAACGATGTTGCCTGTCCATTTGTCAGCGTCGATAAGCTGTAGTACGTGGCTTTGTTTGTGTTGTGCAGGATCGTCACTGATGTAGCTGTCAGTGTAATCTACAGTAAACATATAGCGTCCTTTGTAGAAATCTCCACCTATTTTACAAATCCACGGACTTGAACTGATTCTGTCCATAACAATGATGCTATGGTTTCGAGATGAACAGTCCCACGGCTGGGCTAGGTGTGTATCCATTCGCTCTGGTACTTCGTCTAAGCCCTCGTCTGCAACTAGGGCTGTAATGGGCATTCTTGCCCACATTGCGCCACCGTGTATATTTTCTTCTTCATCTATGCCTGTAAACACAACCTGAAAACTAAGACAACGGTCTGGAATTGTATTTACTGCGATAACAAGAGCGTGTAGTAGCTCTCCATGATATTCTTCGTGATGATTATGCGTAAACTCTTTGCGTATCCAACATTTGAAATGAGGAATGTTGCTTATGAGGTAAGAAATAGCACTTCTCCTTTGTTAGCATTTCCAGCGCCTTCTTGCTTGGCGTATTCTCGAATTGGGATCGTTTCGTGTCTTGGCAGAAGAGCGTTTTAACTGCCCTGCACTTCTAGCACAGTACGATTTACGCCGTTTTGCCGCCTTGCTCCCCGGCTTGACCTTTCCGGTCACTGCCGTTTTGAGTTTACTCCCCGGATTTGCTCTACGATGCGCTGCTACGCCAGCGCGTGTCATTCCTGCACCCTTTTTAGTAGCACGATAGTTCTTTTTAGTGCGAGGAATTGCCTTTTGTGCCATCTTATGCTCGTTTTTTCTTTCGTTTCTTCATCTTTTTGAAGTCTGCACCCGTAATTCTGTTACGAGGCGGTGCCGCGCTTGCAATTTTACGTTGTTTTTGGCTAAGTTTTTTACTTTTCATAATTATTTACGCCTTTTACGCGCCGTTTGCGCGGCTCTTTTAAATTGACCACTAGTCGGAGCGCCTTTTGCACCCGCTTTTCTCATCTTTTCGCCTGAACCTGCCTTTATTCTACGCCTTTTTGCAGCTATGTTGGCATACAAACCACGCCTAGCCATTGTAGTTAGCCTTTCGTGATCCGCGTGAGTAGGTTTTCTTTGTTACTTTAGGTTTCTTTTTGCGTTTAACTACACCGCCTTTGTTAAAATCCCCCTCTTTATCTCTGTCCGCGAGATATCTGTCCAGTTCCGCAGCCTTACGGTCAGCAGCGCGCAAAGACTTTTCGTATTCTGCGAAAGTCATGTCTGTATTTCTGTCCGCGAGATATTTGTTCGCGAGTTCAGCCTTACGGTCAGCAGCGCGCAAAGACTTTTCTCTTTCCTTTTTATCTTTTTTAGCTTTTTTAGCAGCTTCCTCTTTTTTTCTGTGATGCTCTACGTAATCAGCCATAAAAGGTTTCTTCTTTTTTTCTCGCTCTGTATCAGCCATTGTAATTAGCCTTTCTAGACCCACGGGCATAGACTTTACCGCCACCCATCATCTTTTTAGCTTTTGCTTTCTTCTTTTTCTTTGGCATAACCATGCCGCCGTCCATTTTATTTTGAGCGTCTTGATCTGATACCGTTCGACCACCTGTCGTGTCCATTTTTTTCATTAAAGAATCATAAAATTCTTTATCCTTCTTTGATACAGTGCGTGCCTCATCTCCACCTTTATCCAAAAGTTTTTTAATACGCATAAACCTTTTCATGTCTGCGTCTGAAGGAATCTTTCCTGCACGTTGGTCTTTTTTCTCACTAAAATAGTCACCTAAATTCATTTTTAAATCTCCCCGTTGTCTATAGTAATAGTTTTATCAACTTCTTTTTTAGCAGGGAGTAATACAACACCGTGAACAACCTGCCCCGTAACTTCTGTGGTTTGCTTTTTTGAAACTCCGATACGATCCAGAATGGACTCAGCGGATTTAATACGCATATCCATCTGGTTCAGCGGAGTTGTGCCATCAGCGTCCAAACCTTCTACGATACGTGTCGCAGCTTTTACGCCATTCACGGCTAAATAATCTTTGGTCCTTGCAGCAATCTCTTCACGCAGAGACTTCATAAGACTTGAGCGGGACGCATTGTATCCCGCTGTCTTCATGGCCTCTCCGACTCGACCACCGTTCTCGAATAGCGCATCCAAGAATGCCGCTTGCTTTTCTGTCAGCTTGCGGCTAGGGTCTGTGCGAAAGGCGGTTCCTGCTACTGCTTTACCGGACACGGTAGGCTTAACCTATCATTCTTTGTCGTTTTATAATGGACGGCATAAACGACATGGCTTCTTCTTTACGCTGTTGCTCTTTTTCTTTTGTCGTGTATGGTTCGCGAGGCTTCATTACCATGCCGCCTTCTTGCATCTCACGCTTCTCTGGTTTCTCCATCGAACCGTCAGCCACACGCCCACCGTACGAATAACTTTTCGTAGCCATCTGTGGTCGCATGTTATCTTCTTGTGACTTCATCATATCTAAACTGTACCTTGAATTAATTTATTTTTTATAACTAATACGTAGCCCGTTACGGCTTGGTTTTTTACCTTTAATACTACAATGTCTTCATCTTCATAATCTGTGTATTCTGTTATTACTTTGTCAATTACAAATTTTACAGGGTCTTCAAACTTAACGCACTCTTTTGCCATTATGTTCATAAAAAAGAATTGTGCAGCTAATGACTTTGATTGACTGTCATAGTAAGCTAGTTTCATAATCGTTTCTTCGTGACGACACAAAAAACTTAAAAGCACTATTTTTTCAGACGGTGCTTCTAAAGAAGATAACTGAACAGTGCCTATGTCACTGTTTGTATGCTTACATGCGGCTAGAGAAAATAAAAATATACAAAAGAATAAAGTTGCTTTTCTCATACGCTAGTCGCCTAGAATATTTAATGAACGTAGTTTCTCTGACTCTGGCACAGACTCTTTGAGATGCACAGTCAGAAGACCGTTCTTAAAAATTACGTTCTCTACTTCTATGTGGCGACCTAGTGCAAAGACCTTTTTAAAATTACGTCGTGCGATACCACGATGGTTGTATTCTAAAATTTCATCTTCATCAGTTTGGTTGTGTACGTCACTGGATACAGTCAACGTCTGACCTTTTACCGATACGTCTAAGTCCTCTTTGTTAAATCCAGCAAGTGCAAGTATGATAGCGTGCGAGCCGTCTTTTTGATTTAC